AATGGAAACCCTTAAATACCCCTTCCCAGCATTAGAACCAGCTTCCTTTCCCACGGATCTACCCCTAGACGGCATCTTCCATACTAGATGTGTCCCCATATCATGAAACATTTCTAATAGTTCATCTTGGCTAGGATATTGGCGCTTCATGGTAAAACCCTGTTTATGCGGTAAACCACCATAACGTGCTTGTATGTTCTGCGCAACTGCTATATACTAATGCCACCTACCTCCTTTGTACGCCGCTAACCGGCCTCTACATCAGGCTAACCCTCTAGACGGAATAGGCAAATAATCACTTTCTAGAGGAACGCCATTATGGCCTTCGCTAACGTCTCGGACATCATCGCGACAACTATCGAGAAACGCTCTCGTAAGATCGCTGATAACGTCACCAAAAACAACGCCCTTCTGTCGCGTCTGAAACAGAAAGGTCGCACCAACACTTTCTCCGGCGGTCGTTTGATCTACGAAGAACTGTCCTTCGCGCAGAACGGTAACGCTGGTTTCTACAGCGGCTACGACTTGCTCCCAGTGACGGCTCAAGACGTGATCTCCGCTGCTCAATTCGACATCAAGCAGGCTGCCTGCCCAGTCGTTATCTCTGGCCTGGAAATGCTGCAAAACAGCGGCCCAGAACAGATGATCGACTTGCTGACTGCTCGTATGGACGTGGCTGAAGCGACCATGATGAACTTGGTCTGCGGCTCGCTCTACGGCGACGGCACTGGCTACGGCGGCAAGGAAATCACCGGCTTGAATGCCGCGCTTCCTGTCACCCAGACCGGCACATACGGCGGCATCGACCGTGGTACTTGGACCTTCTGGCAGAACCAAGTGTCCAACCCAGCCAACAAGACCACCTTGCTTGCTGACTGGAACACTTTGTGGGCCAAGCTCCAACGCGGTATGGACCGTCCTGATCTAATCATGGTGGACAGCTTGGTGTGGGGCGCTTACGTCGCCGCGCTGCAATCTATTCAGCGCTTTACCGCAGCTGACGGCGCTGGCTCGGCTGGCTTCGGCTTCCCTTCCATCAAGTATATGGACGCTGATGTGGTCCTGGATGGTGGTATCGGCGGCTTCTGCCCAGCGAACACCGCGTTCTTCCTGAACACTAAGTTCATGAAGTTCCGCCCACACGCACAACGCAACTTCGTCGCTCTGTCGCCGAACAAGCGCTACTCGATCAACCAAGACGCCGAGGTCCAGATTCTGGGCTGGGCTGGCAACCTGACTTCGTCCGGTAACCAGTTCCAAGGTCGTTATCAGGCTATCGCATAAGGGGGCTGTCATGGACTTTATTATTGGCATCAACCCAACCCAAATCCAGGCATCCACTGAGATTCCTGCGTTCAAGTTGGGTCAAACAGGCTGCGTCACCGACAACTCCACTGGTGAAGAACGTGTCTACATGTTCGTCAAGTTCACAGAGCAGCCTACTGGTGTGGGCTACCTGGAACTCGTCAACCCGTTGACATTCACCTGCACTATGGTGACTTCCACTAACGCCTTGTTGGCGGTGGGCTTCCCTATCGGTTCTGCGGTGTCTCTGCCATTGGCTGGTGGTTTTGGTTGGATCCAAATCTACGGTCGTAGTCAGGTTCGTGCAACGGCGGCTATCGCCCTCGGCGCGCAGACCAACACCACCGCAACAGCGGGCGGGGTCAGCAGCACTTTGACAGCCGCCACCACTGCGCAGATCTCGGGGGTTGGCGTTACTACCCTCACCGGCGCGGCGGGCACCACCACTGCTTGGCTCAACTATCCAATTGTGTTGAAAGCGCAGCAATAAGATCAACCAACGCCAAGGCCCCAAGGATGGGGCCATCTTTTATAACTAGATCGTTAATCAACTATAGGTGCTGAGATGGACGTATATGATGGTAATGTCGACCACTTCGAGTCTCGCTACGCTGGTGATCGCAGTGTGTTCGCAAAGTTTTATTATATGCCTCGTAAGGATGAGGAAGCTTCAGCGCAGGCTGGGCGGCCCATTTTCAAAGACGTGGTATTCGTTGAAATCATGGTGGCTGGTGATGCGAATAACGTCATCCGTCGTGAGGCAAGCAATCTCGATATTGATCGCTTTGCCAAAGTTTATGAACGCTTCATGTCTGGTGCTGAAGAGCAAACCATTGGTACTCCACTGACAGAAGTGCCGTGGATCACCAAGTCGCAGTGTGAAGAATTGCTGTATCACAAGGTGCGCACTCTGGAAGCATTGGCGGGCCTTAACGACGAAGTTTGCGGCCGTATTCCCGGCTTGTATAGCCTGAAGAAGAAAGCCAACGAGCACGTCCAAAAGGCTGATGCAGCGGCCCCAATCGAACAACTGTCCAAAGAGAACGCCGATCTCAAGGAACAGTTAGCGGCTATGAAGCAGAGTATGAGTGACATGGTCACGTCGTTAGCCGAGCTGAAAGCCAAGAAGTGATTTCGGGCGCTTTGCCCACTGGGCTATAGGGAGGCACCCCCGTAGTCCAGGATTTCTAGGAGAGTACCATGCCAATCACAGCCACTGCGCAGCAGATTCTAACAGCCGCTGGTCAGCAGTTGGGGCTGGAGGTCGGTACAATCGGCACGCTTCAAACTGGCCAGACTGGCGATCAGGCTCTGGCCCTTCTTAACAGCCTAGGCGACGATCTTGTAAAGGTCTACGACTGGCAATTCCTCATGTTCACCAAAGATATCCAGGGCGACGGGGTAACATCTGCCTTTGCCATGCCCACGGATTTCGGCCGCATTGTCAACCAGACAGAGTGGGCCAAGAATATGAAGCGCCCGATGCAGGGCCCATTGACCCCACAACAGTGGGGATGGACTCAGTACGGAATAGTTAGCGCTGGGGTGTTCTTCCGCTACCGTATTCTCCAGGGCAAATTCACCATCTTCCCTACGCCATCCGCGACTGAGAAGTTCAGCTTCTTCTATATCAGCAAGAACTGGGTCTATGATCCTATCGGGCTGGTGTACAAGGACGCTATCACTCTTGGGACTGACGTGCCAGTATTCGATCGTAGCCTGATGATTACTGGCCTCAAACAGCGCCTATGGGCCCAAAAAGGGTTTGATACGAGCGTGCTGAGCGCTGAGTTTGACTACCAATTGGCGGCCGAAAAGGGCCAGAATCAGGGTGCTTCTGAGATCGCCTTGGCTGGCAATATCGACACGTTCTACCTAAACCCGCTCAATAACGTCATGGATGGGGGGTGGAACTAATGGCTACTCGTCCTAAGCAGCGAGTTTCCCGCATTGCCACTCTTGCCGCCCCTACAGGCGGCATTGACGATACTAACCCCATCGCTGGCATGGATCCTCATTACGCCATAGAGATGACAAACATCTTCCCTCAGAACTCGTCATTGCGGGTGCGCGCTGGGTACAAAGAGTGGACCACTGGTCTGCCAGCTAACGCGAAGAGCTTGCTGCAATACTCAAGCCAGAACTCCTCTACTGACAAATTATTCGCCTGTACAGACGCTGGCATGTTCGATGTTACTGCCCAAGGAGTAGCGGGGGCCAGCGTAAGGACTCTGACCAACGGGCGCGTAGACTATGTCATGTTCGCTAATACTGCGGCCCAGTTCATGGTGGTAGTGAACGGATCCAGCGAGAACTTCATGTACGACGGTACGACTTACTATCCTATCGTCTACAATGCCACACCTACCACACCCGGACAGATTGGTGGTATGACTACGCCCCAGAACTTTACTCAGGTATGCTCTCATAAGCGTCGTCTATGGTTCGTAGAAAAGAACTCTACAAATGCTTGGTATCTCCCTACAGACGCCGTGGCTGGAGCTGCGACCCAGTTCCTTATGGGATCTATCTTCAAGCTCGGTGGGTACTTGCTGAATATATTCAGCTGGACACGCGGCGCCGGTAACGGTATTGAAGATATCTTGGTGTTCCAGTCGTCCAATGGTGAGCTGGCCGGGTACTCTGGCAGCGACCCGTCTTCGGCCACCACTTGGTCCCTAGAGGCGGTGTTCTTCATCGGGGCCCCACTGGGCGATCGTACCTTTACTGACCTTGGGGGTGATATCGCGCTGCTCAATATCTACGGCGTGATGAGTATGTCGAAGATAGTTGGGGGTACTTCCTCAGCTGGGGATACCAACGATACGCTGTCTAAGCGAATAAGCCGAACGATTAACGAACTGGGTCAGGCAACTAATTTGCAGCCTGGATGGGAACTAACATCAGTCCCGGCGTTGCAATATCTTGTTCTTTCCGTTCCGGCTACGGCCAACGCCCCTGCTATACAGTACATTATGAATATGCTGAACGGGTCTTGGACCACTTATAATCTGCCCATGCTGACGTGTGTGCAGTTCCATGAGCGTCTGTACTTCAGCGACACAACTGGTCGTGTATACCTATACGGTAACGTGTTCCAGGACGGTATTCTTCTGGATGGTTCTGGCGGCACACCCATCGTATCTGGCTTCATGCAGGCGTATAGTGACTTCGGTGATCTTGGTACTGATAAGCATTACAAAGTGGTACGTCCTATCTTCACATGCTCGGTGCGTCCATCATATACAGTCAAAGCTAACGCCGATTATGGCCCCACACGCCTAGCGTCATTACAGACTCCGGGCCCAGTAACAACTCAGGCCACTAACGTCTGGGATAACGCGATATGGGACTCTGGAGTGTGGGCAGAGGGTCAAGTAAGTTTCTATGAATGGGTCGGTGTCAGTGGTGTGGGGTATAGTGCCGCCCTGCTCTTAAAGATGCGCACGTCATCTGACACTGAATTTGTCGCTTGTAACTGGGCCTTCGAACCTGGAACTGCGCTATGAAAATGATTCATTGTTCCACAATGGCTATCCCCCTTCTATCGAAGGCGCTTGGTGTCATGCCAAGCAACGCGGCGCAGGCAATTACTTGCATTGAAAATGGGGATGTTATTGCAGGCGTGATATATGACTGCTATAATGGGGGCAGCGTCCAGGCGCATATCTGGATGGATGCTGACCATACCCCATCTAAAGAATGGTTCGCAGCAATTTTCGACTACCCGTTTAATCAGCTTAAAGTAAAGAAGATTATCGGGCAAGTTCGGGGCAATAATCTAGAGGCTATTGCCCTAGACGAGCATTTCGGGTTCATCCTTGAAGCGATCATAGAAGACTACTATGAAGAGGGTGAGTCTCTAAGAGTCTACAGTATGCGCAAAGAGCAGTGCAGAGTCCTTAATTCGCCTGTCTGGCGCAAAGTTGTTAAACAAGTTTCCGGAGCATAAATCATGGGTGGTGGAAAAGGCGGGTCTAAAGCTAGTACCCCTGACTATACGGCTCTAGCGCAGCAGCAGGGCCAGATAAACCAACAAACGGCTCAGCAGCTAACAGCGGCCAACCGACCTAATCAGGTGGACGCCTTTGGCAACTCCATCACTTGGTCCCAGAACCTATCTCCTGAGCAGCAGGCGCAGAAGGACTCTCTTACTGCTCAGTTGGCAGCGCAGCAAAAGCTGAAGTCTGATAATGGGTGGAGCGGAGGCATTGATGATGCCATAGCCAAGACTCAGTCTGACTTGTCTGGCCTACAGGGTACTTGGACCCAGAATCAGAATCTGAATCCAGAGACCAAAGCGGCGTGGGACAAATATAACTCAGATACAAATGCTGCGACTTCTAAGTACGGTGACATTCTAAACAACTATCTGAAGAACTATAACTCAACCCCATTCAGTTCTAGCGCCCAAAATGTCAAGGCGTATAACGACCCAGAGTTCAACGGTAAAGATGTCGCAGATGCTACCTATAACTCTGTTATGGATCGGGCCCTGCCCCAACAGCAAAAGGATAGCGCCGCGCTGGATACTCAGCTGCGCCAACAAGGTCTTACTCCGGGAACTGAAGCATATAACAACTCCATGCAGAACTTGATGAAGGCTCAAGGTGATGTAACAACGCTGGCCTCTCAGAACGCTACTATCGCTGGAAACCAAGATGCTCGGGCCAAATATGCCTCGTATCTTAGCGGTAACTCGGCCCAGTACGGGCAAGATCAGAATACTTATCAGGTCAACCAGAATACCCCGCTACAGCAACTCAGCGGGATGGCCGGTATTGCTGGCGGCACGCCGTATACCCCAACCTATACTGGCTTCAGCAGCGCTACGGGCTACAATCCGACTGATCTGGTGGGGGCTGCTCAGGCTACGACTGCGGCTAACCAATCAAGCCGGAACTCTAGTAACTCTAAGAAGGGTAGCACACTCGGCGCGGCGTCTAGCCTCGGTGGTTCGTACTTGGGGAGCAAATGATGGCTGACTATACTCAGATGGCGAATGCGCTTCGTGCGCAGCGAGTCAACGCGGATGCTCAGCGCCGCCAACAAGCTTCTCAAGGTGGGGCCGCAGTGGCGAACCCCGGGATGCTGGGAGTTTCGGGCATGGGGGGTAACTCTACTACCCATAGCGGATTCAGCGCATCGCCATACCAAGATCAAGGCCAGACGTCTCAGCCTAGCATGGCGAACAGCGCCATGGATCTCGCTAAGACGTACAATAACGTCTCTCGCGGAGGCCTTAACAGAATGATCAATGGTTCGGCTGGAGATAGCTCCGGCGCGCTTGGCACGTCGTACGCTGGTTCTGGGGCTCCAGGCACTGGGTATCAACTCGGCGGGGCCCTGACGTCTGGCGGGGCCACTGAAGGTCTGGGGTCGTCTTTGGGAACCTATGGCGGGTATCAAGGAGCGGCCAGTGCGGCCCCGGCCACCTTTGGCACACTGGGAAGCACCACCGCAGGAGGCACTGGAGGCTTGCTAGCGGGCGAAGGCGCAGCAGGCGGGGCAACCCTAGGGGGCAGTAGCGCGGCGGCTGGTGGCAGCACAGCGGGGGCTGGCCTTATGGGCTCAGCTGGCATGCTGGGGGGTCTGGCTGCTCTGGGCTACCTTGGCGACAAGGAAATGAACGAGAACAAGGGTAGTATCATCAATGCTGATAAGCTCAATGATGCTGGCTCTATAGGAAACAGCGGCATAGGATTCCGTATGGGAGACTTTGCTAACGGCTTCAACCCAGCCACTTGGCTGAGTGATCCTAAGAAGGGCGCCAATGGCCTTCTCAATGGGTTCACTTTAGGCTTCTGGGATAAGATC